AAGTTCTAAATGCGTATATTGTAATTTCTAGTTCAGCTAATGCCTTGAACGGTACGAGTATAATGAGTAGGGATAAAAATAATTTAAACATAATCTTCCTATGACAACACCAATTAAAGTTGACACTAATAAATTAAAGTCAAATGGTATAGCCATTATATAAGTGTTAATAAGATTTCCGCCATAGACATACCAGACGAAAAAGTTTACAACCAGGTGCCAAATAAATACACCTACAAAGGTTGTTAAAATATCATTGTTTAGATATTTGCTTAATATTACAAAAAATATTAAACAAGAATATATCGGTAACATCAATGAGTGAAAACCTAAAAAATAGTCTTTTACTAACATTAGTAAAACAGGAGTTAAATATTGTATATATTGATTTTTAGTTAGACTAGGTAACAATATAGCAATTGCAAAAATGGCTGTCACATTCATTCTTTTATTTATATCATATTTCATTAAAAAAGGCAATGGTGAATCTTATAAATAGTATATAATAGGAGATAATTATGAATACAGTAATGATTGACGGTAAAAGTTATGAAGTTGCAAAGTTGAGTCCAGAGTTACAAAACTACCTTGTAGTTAGACAAGAAATTCAGGCCTCTAAAGTAAGACATAATCTTGAGCTAGAAAAAATCGAAGTGTTGACAGCACATTATAACACAAAAATTGCAGAATTAGTAAAAAAAGAAGTACCAGAAGAGAAGTAAAACATGGCAGCTATAGCTAACTTATCAATAGACCAAGGGGCAACATTTACCTCTGATGTCACAGTAAAAGACGCAAACGATAATCCTTTCAACTTGACAGGTTATACAGCGGCTGCTAAATTAGCCAAGGGCTATGCCTCTACTAGAACACGAACAGATTTTACTACTACGGTGGCTGCTGACCCAACCACAGGAGTAGTAACTTTATCACTAACCTCAACACAAACGGCAGCTTTAGACGCCGAGAGGTATGTGTATGATTTGGAGATTACTCAAACATCAAGTGGCAGTGTCACTAGAGTAATCGAAGGTATTATTTCGGTACGACCACAAGTAACTACTTAATTCAACTCTTTTTTGTTATAAATATACACAAGGAGAGAAATAATGCCTGATATTACAGCTAAGATTAATGTAAATACATCACAAGGACCACAACAAGTTTCTGTAGCTTTGCCATCTGCTCAGGCGGCACAAAATAGTTCTCTTCAATTAAAATTGTTAGGAGATGTTGATACAACAACTCTTGCAGATGGAGCTATTTTACAGTATAGGTCAAGTGACGCCAAGTTTGTTACTACAAATGAAATTGTAACAACAACTGGTACCTTGACTATAAACGCAGGAGCATTTTAGGAGTTTTAGATGGCAACAGTAATTCAGATAAAAAGAAGTTCAGCAGCTACAGCCCCAAGCACGCTGAAACTTGGTGAAATTGCTTATACTTATGGAACAGGTACACAAGCCAATAGTGGTGATAGACTATTCATTGGTGAGGGCGGCGTTGACGGAAACGGTGACGCAAATAATGTTTCAGTAATTGGTGGTCAGTATTTTACTGACATGTTAGACCATGTTGCTGGTACATTAACAGGAAGTTCAGCACTTATAGCAGACGCAAACTTGGCAATTGACCAAGTGATTGTAGGTAATTCTGCTACAGTAGGTGGTACAGTAAAATTAAACGAAGGTACAAATAACGGCACAAACTTTATTGGTTTAAAAGCTCCTAATGCCGTTACTACTACAACAACATTTACATTACCAGACGGAGACGGCACAGCAGGTCAATTCTTAAAAACAGATGGTTCAGGTAATTTAGACTTTGCAACTGTTAATCAGTTTATTGATTTAGCTGGTGATACAGGAACAGACACATACAATACTGCTGAAACACTTACATTTTCAGGTACAGGCGGTATGTCAACGACTGTTACAGACAACGAAGTAACAATCGCTGCTACAGCATTAACAAATTCAAACTTATCAGGTAGTGCAGCTATCTCAAATGCTAACTTAGCAAATCCTACAATTACTTTAGGTTCATCTACATTAACACTAGGTGCAACTACAACTGATATTGCAGGTTTAACTTCTTTAGTTGTTGATAGTATTACTATCAATGGTGCTACTTTATCAACAACTGCTAGTAATACTGACATTGTTATGTCTCCTCACGGAACAGGAACAGTTACAGTACCAAGTGGTTACGAAGACAGAGCAGGATTTACAACTAACTCATTAGCAAACAAAGCTTATGTTGACCAAGTTGCACAAGGTTTAGATACTAAACCATCAACAAGAGTTGCTACAACTGCCGACTTATCAGCGACATATTCAAACGGGACTGCTGGTGTAGGTGCAACATTAACAGCGGGTTCAAATGGTGCAATTTCAATTGATGGTGTATCATTAAGTTTAAATGACAGAGTATTAGTTAAAGACCAATCAACAGCGGCTGAAAATGGTATTTACAGAGTATCAACAGTTGGTGATGGTTCAACTGCCTTTGTATTAACAAGAGCAACTCCTGAAGACCAACCTGCCGAATTAACAGGTGGTTCTTTCGTATTTGTTGAAGAAGGTACTGCTAACGGAGATAACGGTTATGTGTTTACTCACACAGGCGCTCCTACTTTTGGTACAACAAGTTTAGATGTTGCACAATTCTCAGGTGCAGGACAAATTACTGCTGGTGCAGCTTTAAGTAAAACTGGTAACCAACTTGATGTAGAAGTTGATGATAGTTCTATTGAAGTTAACTCAGACGCATTAAGAGTTAAAGCATTAGGTATTACAAATGCCATGTTGGCAGGTAGTATTGACGGTGCTAAGATTGAAAACTTTGTATTTACAGATGAAGGCTCTACACAAGGTGCAGTTCAAATTGGTAATGCAATGGAATTTTTAGCAGGTGAAGGTATTAACACAACTGCTTCAGGTGGCACTTTAACAATTGCAGGTGAATTAGCAAGTACATCAAACATTGGTGTGGCTTCATTTAATTCAGGTAATTTCACAGTTACTTCAGGTGATGTAACTGTTACGACTATTGACGGAGGTTCATTCTAATGAATTTATGGAAAAGAATTAAGGGTTGGATTGTAAAACCTTATATGAAACCCCTGGTATTAAAAGACGAAATCAATACAGATTTAAAACATTTAAAAACTCAAACAAAAGCTGAGTTAGAAAAACTAGGTAGAAAAATTGGTATTGAGTTAGATAAAAGACTTACTAAAGATAAACTTATTAAACAGATTAGAAAACATAGTAAATAATGGCAACAGTTGTAAAACTAAAAAGAAGTGAAACAGCATTAGCTATACCATCAGCAGGTTCTTTAGAAGCTGGTGAATTAGCAATGAATGTTACTGACGGTAAGTTTTATACTAAAACATCAGGCGGTTCTGTTGTTGAAGTTGGTGGTGCAGGTTCAGTTACTTTACAAGATGTTACAACAAATGGTGCAGTTACAACAGATGATATTGTATTAAACGGTTCAAATTTAGTTTTTGAAGGATTTTTAGAAAACGCATTTGAAACAACTTTAACGGTTGCAGAACCAACTGCTGATAGAACAATTACATTGCCTAACCAATCAGGTACAGTTGCAATGGATGGTGACGCTTTAGCATACAGTATAGTATTTGGAGGATAATAAGTGGCAAGTTCGTTTAAAAATTATGGTTTAGATGTTGGTGTTTTAGATGACGCAACTGGTAACATGTACACAGCTGGTGGTTCTGTATCCGCTGTAGTTCACGCATTATATATTTCAAATAAAAGTGCTACTAATATTGCAAATGTAAATGTAAAAGTTACGACAGACGGCGGTTCTACATTTTTTCATGTAGGTAGAAGTTTAGAGGTAGATGTAAACAACACTTTAGTTTTAGATAAACCTATAAACTTAGAAGCAAACGATATTTTAAGAGTTTATGCAGACCCTAATCCAGACAGTTCGTCTGTAGATGTTGAGGCGTTTGCAAGTATATTGGAGATTAGTTAATGGCAATTAATAATCATGTCGTAAACACAGGTAACCGTGGTAACAAT